CTATAATTCTTTGGAGTTCTACAGTGAAGTGCGCAACATCTCTTGCTAAAGTAACATGTCTCATACGTTCTGGAGCGGGCATGCTTTCTGCTGCACGTATATTTATATGTCCTGGTAGTTTAGAGGTTTTAAAAGTTATTCCTAATGAATCTGGGTTCCATTTGTTATACGGTACTGTATTAAGATGGTAATATCTAATATTCTCTTTCTTACACACTCCAGCAATTGCATTAACATGTAAGTTGTGATGGTATCTCATGTACTCTATTGAGGTCATTGTAAGATTCCTATATTTTTCATTCCATGGAACACGGTGTATGTCTGCACCAGGATCAAATACAGGGCTCCACATACAGTCTGACCAGTCGGGTTGGGCAGTTATGTAGTCATATCGAGAATAAATATTCTGATAATGAAATACATTTTGAATATCCCATAGATGTAAGTGTTCCAGTAGGTTAAAATACGATTTAGCCACTCCTCTTCCTGGAGATCCTAAGTTTACTTGAGCATTACCTGTTAAGTTACTTACGCCCTGTATCCATATATTCTCTGCATAGTGACCTATTCCAGCGGTATGACTACATCCTAAGAATATATCAACCTTTAGTTTCTTATTTTCTACAAGCGGAACAGAGTGACGGAAATGGCGACGGTTTAATAAGTATTCAATTGGTCTATCTTTATATAGTTGTAATTGCTCAGGAAAGTTCCTGTAGTTATACTCAAATAATTCCTCATCATCAGCAGGCCACCAATCAAATTTCTCTATATTCTCACTCATATCTCAATATATGAACTATTTATAAAAGATGCAAGAGATAAACAAAAATAATTTATTTTCAATCTTCGAACAAGGTGATGAAGAGGTACTAGTGGGAGCAGGTCATAAAGATCAGTTAGAGAATCCTTTTGTATTACTCGGAATGGTTGTTTCTGGTTTATCTAATTATGGTTTAATGGATATTATGTATATGAGACAGCATCCTGAGGAGTATCAGAATGTTAGAGCTACTGTAAAATATAAGTACTTTAATAAACTATACCGCTACTTATGTAAGATTGATACAGATAAATTTGATCCTAAGTATACGGTGGGTGAGGATTACAACCTAAGTGAGGGTTTTTTAGCTTTAGATGGGTTAAGGATTTACTATGAATCTATTGAGCAGTATGAAAAGTGTGCTGTTGTCAAGAGCTATCTAGATCATATTGCTGACCAAACCTTACTTCCTTCAGAAATATCTAGATTAATACGTTAAATAACTGTTAAAATAGTTGCTTGTCCGAGTTTTTCTTCTTATATTAAGGTATAATATTAAAAATAAAGGTTATGATGATTAAAGACTTAAGAGAAGGTAGTAAATTCCAAATGGAAGGTTTAAATACTAACGGTGACATTGTTCAATGTGATGCTACGTTTATTAGATATCATGGAATGAATAAGTACGTTATTGAATCCGATGGTATAACTATACTATACGATGGTGAGCAAAAAATTACTAAAGCATATTAATTTAAAGTAAAATAACTTAGTTACTCTCCGGTTATATGAGATATTCTTCGTATATTAAGGTATAATAAATTAATAAAAATAAAGGTTATGAGCAATTTTAAAAGATTCAATCGACACGAGGTTTTTAATTCAGATGATAGATCATTGGTACTTGATATCATTCAGGTGATGCCTGGTGAGGATCATACTACAGTTAATCATTTATATGGTTTATTTGATGGTTATTTATATGATGGTTTAATGACAGATGTTTCATGTGAAGAGACCGTTACTTCCACTATGGTAGGAGATTTATCAGTATTACTATATAAAACAACTCAGGCTATATTAGCCTCTAAGTAAAAAAAGGTTATGAAAAATTTATCAATATTACTCTTAGTATTAGCTATAACGGGATGTACTGCGGAAGATTTATATCCGGATACATGCCCTGGAGGATGCGATGCACAAATGATTTTTAGTCAAACTAAAGATTCAAATGGATACTACCATGTACCGTTAGATTGGACTGGAGAATACTTACCCTACTTCTTTGTAGATGTAGTTGCATCTGAGGTTGATGAACTATATAAGTATAATGAAGAATCAGTTGTAGAGGCTAGATTCGATAGTGATACTAGTTGGAAGATAGGTGATAGCCTAGTAATTAAACAAGCCTACTATACTCCTTTTGGTAATTACACATCTACAGGCTTACCTTTACCGGCAGTGTGGACAGACATTACTTTAACTCAGTACGAAGGTGAGGTTATTAATATAGCTCAACCAACAGGTTTATATTTTAATGATAGTTCCGGAGAGTTAAGATCAAGACGGTACTTAGGCCCATTTATTCCAGAGATGATAGGTGATACTATTAATGTTTATATGAGAGTTTATTGGGATGCAGGAGACCACTCTACACTAAAAGATACTTATATTGAAAAATTTATTGTAGAATAGTTGCCATTCTGCTCTAGAAGTATTATCTTAAAGATATATTAAATAATATATAAGATATAATAATATAAATAATTAACTTAATAAGTAATATAAATATATAAGTATATAAATATATATATAATATAATAATAATTAAATAAATAACTAATATATGTCTTTAACAGCAGAAAAAATAGCCACAAACTATGAAAAGCATTTAAAAATTGTAGATACCTACATAACCGATCGAAAAGATCAAGTGCTAGCCTTACTTTCTTCGCTAGAAGATACTTACGTAATGGCACCTGCTAGTGGAAAGTCTTGGTACCATAATGCTTTTGCAGGAGGATACGTAGACCATGTTAATAGAGTTGTACAATATGCAGTTAAACAGTCTAGAATGTATGAGGATATGGGAGGAACTGTTGACTATACTGAAGAGGAATTAGTTTTTGCAGCTTTATTTCACGATTTAGGTAAGATAGGAGATGGAATAGCACCTAACTATATACCCCAGACAGATAAATGGAGACAAGATAAACTATCAGAAATGTATACTAACAACTCAGACTTGGATTTTATGCTAATTCCAGATAGATCTTTATATATTTTACAGAATAATGGCATAAAAGTTACTCAAAAGGAGTTTTTAGCCATCAGATGTCACGATGGAGTGTTTGATGAAGCAAATAAAGCTTATTTCTTCAGTTATCAAGAAGGATCTAGACAAAAGACATCTATTATATCAGTTTTACATTCAGCAGACTTTTTAGCTTCTAAAGTAGAATACGATATGTGGAAGAGAGAAGGCGGAACTTCTGTTCCTAAATCTAAAAAAGTTACATCCTCTACAGGAAGACCAGTTAAATCTTCAGAGGGTTTAAATAATATGTTAAAAAATCTATAATTTACTATGACTATTACAACCTTATACATTATTTCCGGAGTATTAGTTGCCTTTTTACTATTTTTAGTTTATATTGTATATAATCTACTAATGAAGGTAGAGAAGTATGAAGATGTAACCGTAGATCAAACACAATATTTACAAAGAGTCTCGGAGTTAATAAGAGATTCGAAAATGCACCTACAGAAGCTAGATGAGAAAGGGGTTTTTCAAAGCGATGATGAGGTCGGTTATTTTTTTAATACAATGAAAAAAGTACAAGACGAGCTCAACACATACATGCTCCCAGAAAATTATGGCAAGAAAGAAAGCGAAAGCTAATTATTTTACTTCTGAAACAGAGGAATATATAAAAAAATATAACGTATCGACTGACCACGTCTATCGAGCTAAGATATTTACAGATCACATTTACCTTCCATTCTACAAACTATCAGAGAACATTATACATACCTTTAAGTTCTATTATACAGATGTAGAAAAGATAGAAGACTTAAAGCATGAACTAGTTTCTGTTCTGCTAGAAGAAAAGATTATGAAGTTTGACCCAGATAATGGAGCAAAAGCATATTCATACTTTGGTACAATTGTAAAGAGGTGGTTAATTAACTACAATAATAAGAATTATAAATCTTTAAAACAGTTCGGATCATTCTCAGATTTTGAAGACAGCTATCTAGACGGTGGAGAAGTTAAAATCTCCGAGGGTATAACTCTTTCTGATTTCATGAATAGGTGGGTTGATCAATGTTATGAGAACTTAGAAGAAATGTTTAAGAAAGATAATGAAATTAAAATAGCAGATGCTGTATTAACTTTATTCAGAACAAGAACAGACTTAGAGATTTTTAAAAAGAAAGCTCTTTACATATACATTAGAGAGATGACTGATTGTGATACACCTAATTTAACTAAGGTGGTTACGGTACTCAAAGAAGACTTTAAAGGAAAGTATCAAAAACTATATGATCGAGGTTTAATCTCAAATAAAGCTTTGTAAACTATTTATAATAAAAATATAGTAACATGAGTTTAGATAAAGAAATATTTAAAGGCAAAACTCTGTCTGATCTTTTCGGTGAAATATACGATAACTCAAAGGAAACAAAAGGCCAGGTTAAGTCTTTAATTAACGAACTAAAGCCACTTATAGAGAACATAGGTGATGCTACCCTTATTGTACCTATGATTAAAGAGTACATGGATATTGGAGTTAGGAACGACGATGCATTAATCAAGCTAGCCACAATTATTCAACGTTTAGAAGCTACGATAGCTAAAGGAGAAGGAGGAGACTTTGATTTCGGGGACTTACAAGACCTATTAGAGGAATCAGTTCAAACCGATAAAGAATTAGAAGCTGCTAAAGCTGCTAAATCAGATAAAGAAGATCTAGAAGAAGATGTTTAAAAGAAGTTCAACAGGTTCTGGCGGAGGGCAGTCATCTGGTAAAATATCAGGAGCACGGTTTGGCCGTGTAATTGACGTTATATTAGATGCATTTCACCCTGAGTACGAAAACCAAGGATCTAGTGATGCACTTAATGGTGTCTTTTATAGAGAGATAGGAGAGGATAGAGTAGAAGATGAAGACACTACTTTTAGTTTTGCCGCTTGCGGTATTTCTGAATTTAAAAAAATACCTCTTAAAAATGAAATTATAAGATTAGAGCAACTGCCAATTGGTAATTCAACTGGACCCTCTGATACTAAAACATACTGGACTGCTGTAGTAGGTGTTTGGAACTCTCCACACCATAACGCTAAACCAGATACAATTCAAAACGAAGAAGGTTCAGAGGTAGACTTAGGAGAATACTTTGCTGAATCAGATAAAATACCACCAATACAAACCTTTCCAGGAGACGTTATAATGGAATCCAGATGGGGTTCTTCTCTTAGATTAGGAGGCTCAAAGTTTGACTCTAATGAGTTTACTGATGATAGTAATGACGGACTACCTTATGTACTGCTGAGTAACGGATGGGATGAACCAGAAAACGGAGTAGATCCAGTTATAGAGAATATAGATAAAGACCCTAATACTATAGCAATGGGAGCAGATCATACATTTGCACTAACCCAAGCTAATGATAAGCGTGACGCTTTTGAAGAAGAGCCGGATAAAGCGGATACATTTAAAGGTAATCAAGTAATGATTAATGCTGGTAGGTTATTTTTTAACGCTAAAGAAGAGGGAGTTTTTCTTTCTGCAGTAGAAGGAATAGGTATAAACGGTAAGCATGTTGGAATAGATGGAGAAGACTATATAGGCTTAGACGCTAAAAAAATATATTTAGGAACAGATGCTTTTAAAGAAAAAGAACCTGTACTATTAGGTCAAACATCTACAGATTGGCTAGATGATTTTATATCCCAATTTGAAACAGTAGTAAAAGGTTTAGCTACATTACCACCAGCTCCACCAGCAGCAATTGCTAAATTAATCGCAACTGGTAACTCAGTACTACCTTTACTACCAAAATTAAAAAGCTTGTTAAAATCGCTACACTCTAAAAAAACATTTGTTGAATAATGCCATACGTTAATATACCAGAATCGAAACTAGCCGGTGGAATTGCCTTAATTGTAGGTAAACTCCAAGGCACCGCTTTAGCCGGTATATTAAAACTTTCAACTAATATAGTTAATAAGTTAAATAGAAAAGGCTGTCCAACTAAAAACGAAATGAACAGAACAAGAGGGAAGCTAAATCAAGCTCTCTCTACTCTGAAAAAAGCTGATAGCTCTATAAGTAAGTTTAAATCTATACCCGGTAAACTAAAAGGACCGCTAAGCGGGTTAAAAGCTGCATATAAATTAATATTAGCAATACCATTACCACAGGGTATAGGTATACCTCCAGGTCCAGCAGGGGGTCTAATAATAGGTCTACCGGTTAATGT